AATTCTTCTGACTACCGTCGCTTTCATACAAGATTATTGTCTTTTCTACAGAGTCAATCGTCAGGTACTCGTTTGCTTCAATATCAACATCCACCGAATACATATGTCCTCCAATCAATATCTCTGGACTTTTGCATGGTCCATAAATACGCATCCGAAAATTTGTATTTACAAAATCCGCATTTTGCAGTTTTTTACCAAGAATATTTGATGTGTAATCATATGGATGATCGTTATTATAGTCTAAGTTTTTACCAACTATCTCCTCATTTGAATTGAATGTAATAATCGTTTCTTTTATCCATTGCGGATAATCCGTCTGAATCGTCAACGTATTCTTCATGTATCGCTTATTATAGGTGTATTTTGACGCCTTACATCCTGTGACATAACACCGCATATAGTAATCGCCAATATAGAGTTTTCCATGTTTTCTGGCAACTACATCCTTTTCACACACCTCAAACAAACGATTTCTACTTTCTGTGCCATCGTCATCATTTCTACATGCAAAAACGACTGGCAACGACTTCTTGACAATTCCCATCTTAAATGACGATATTTTGTCATTCATGCTTGTAGCTGTCCATGCGAAATCATGCAGATCGTTCTCGTTGATATAGATGCCATTCGCACCAAATTCAATTACCTCGTTCATATGATTGACATATCGTGCTTTTTCTATCAAGTTGCCGTCACCTCTTTTACCATTCTTGCAAATTCTCTCTTATCAACTTTCATATTCACGGATTCCATACCCTCAAGTATCAGATCCGGAAGCCGCTCTAACAGCTCATATATAAGCTCAAGCAGTGCATTGTCATTTTTGCTTCCAGATGATGACTGACCATAATCTAACGCATTCTTCATATCCTGCGCTACTCGCGAAATCCACATACGGTTCTGGTGCAGCGGTACAACGGCTTCCGCTCCGTCACCTTCCAGAAGTGCAATCTCACCTTTCTCAACAACACCGCCTTTTGCATGCTTTCTAGCTGTAAAACTTCCTGTATTTCCAGAGCCTGTTGCTTGCGCCGCTTTATTTGCAATATTCTGAGCCACACCACCAACATTTATATTCAGTGTGAAAATACTCTTTACAAATTCTTTTGTCCACGCAGCTATATCCGGGGCAATTGCTTTCATACCTTCCCACAATTTATTCATAAGCCGTTTTCCTGCTTCCCACATTTCACCAAGGCACTGACCTATAGCGGATACAATGCCTGTAATAATCTGCGGTACCTTACCTGCAATGCTTACTATAATCTGTGGTAAATTAGTTACAAGCGCCATAAAAAGCTCAACGCCTGCGGCAATAATATCATCAATATGATCTAGCAATGCACCTGTAATTCCCTCTATGATCTGTGGCAGTGCCTTACAAATCGTATCGATAATCTGTGGCAATGCATCAATCAGAGCTACAAGTAGCTTAATGCCCGCCTGAATAATCTCATCAATATGTGAAAGCAGCGCCTCAATTATACTCGATATAATCTGTGGCAATACTGCAACAATCGACTGTATAATCTGCGGCAACGCATCAACCAGTGATGTCAATAATTCAATTCCGCACTCGATGATCATAGGTATACAAGATAATATATTTTCGACCATCTGCGTAATAATCCCCGGAAGCTCCTGAAGCAACTGCGGTACCGCCTGCAAAATTCCATTCGCTAAACCTAACAGTAACTGAATGCCAGTTTGCACAATCTGTGGCACGTTCTGAATCAATGTTGATGCAAGTTGACTTACAATTGTAATTGCTGTCGATAAAATAGTCGGAATGCAATTGGTAAGACCCTGCGCCAAGCTCTGTATCAGCTGAATACCTGCAGTGAGTATATCCGGCAACGCTTCTACAAGTCCAGATACAATTGCTCCGGCTATCGTAACAGCCGCTTCGATGATCAGTGGCAGATTGTCCACTATCACCTCAATCAGCTGATTGATAATGTCCTTAAAGCATGGTATCAGCTCTGGCACCGCCTTAAGCAATCCATCCAGCAACGCCCGGATCATGCTGGTGCCTGCTTTGATCATACTCGGTAACGTTGTTGATACGATATTCGGTACTGTCTTTGCAATAATCGGTGCAAGCTTCTCTACGAGCGTACCAACGCCCTTCAAGGCAATTTCCACTCGTGGCAGAATATTATTACCGGCAGTCGTAACGGATTCTACAAAATTATTGACAAGTACATCGAAATCCTGCGTATCATCAGCGATTCCAACGACAAGATTCTGCCATGCCGCCTTCGTCATGTTCACAGATCCCTGAATTGTTGTTGCCGCTTCCTTTGCGGTAGTACCTGTGATGCCCATTTCTGTTTGCACAACATGAATCGCATCTACGATATCCGCATATGATGATAGATCAAACTTCTGGCAGGATAACTTCTCCGCATCTTCCAAAAGTCGCTGCATCTCTTCTTTGGTACCGCCATAACCTAACTTGAGGTTATCAAGCATAGTGTAGTTTTGCTTTGCGAATCCCTGATATGCATTCTGGATGGATTCCATTGAGGTACCCATCTTATTTGCATTATCGGACATATCCGTGATTGCTACATTCGCCTTTTCAGCCGCTGCCTTTGTGTCTCCATCCAAGCTCTGTAACAATGACGCCGAAAAGCCTGTGACAGTTTCCATGTACTCGTTTGCAGACAATCCAGCCGTCTGATATGCGTTTGCAGCATATTTCTGTACTTCACTTGCCGAATCCTTGAACAGTGTCTCGACACCGCCGACCAACTGCTCGTAATCCGAATATGCTGTCACAGCACTCTTCACAAGCGCCGCCGTTGCTGTTGCTGCTGCCGTTGCCGCCGCAGCTCCCCACTTTGCAAATGTTCCAATTCCCTTCAGAAGAGCTTGTCCTACGCCGGATGCCTTACCCGCCACAGAATCTAAACCATCTTCTGTTTCTTCCTGTCCTTTGAGTGCGATTCGTCCAAATATCTTAAATAATTCCATCGCATTCTCCTTATACCAATTCAATGCCGAATGCATTCATTGAATTTTCCACCATCGCTTTGATCTCTTCATCGGATAGTGATTTCTGAGATGATGCCTGACCACGTACACGATTTACGAAATTCTCATAGGACTCTCCCTGCACCTTGTTCAAGAAAAACTCCCACAGCACATCCTCTTCGGTATCCTTGTTCGTCCGCTTCACAATTGAATCCACGAACTCTACCAAGCGATCTGTCGCAATCATCTCATCCATCAATAAAAAAGGACTTGCATATCGCTTGAATAGCAAGTCCCAAAACTCTAAATCACCTACCCGATAGATTTCAAAGCAACCTTGAAAAAATCTGCGAATCCACTCTGTCTGACCACATCCATAATCATCGCAAAGAACATTCCCGGATTCATATCTTCAAGCTCCTTTACTGTCATACCTGACAGATTCGAGAGAAGCTGATAGATGTATTTCTCAGCATTCGGAAGATTCGCCAGAATAACATCGCCAATCTCAAGCGCAACACCCATACCGATCTCTTCTACATCTTCCATCGTGATATTCTGATTCTGTTTCGATTTTTCTATCAGGCGCTTAGTTGCATCCGATGAAAAGCAGTCAGAAAACTTGCTGATTTTAATACATGAAATAATTTTCATCATCGGAAAGAGATCTTTCGACTTCAATGGTCGTAATGTATACGGCTTTATCTCTTCCTGTACAGATTGTACAACTCCTTCTATTGCTTCTACCAATGTTCCCTGCATTACTTCTGTTTCTGTTGTCATTTCCTTTTCCATAGTTACTTATCCTCCTAATATTCGGTATTACGCTGCATCATCCAGCAACTGATCAACTGTATTACTCTCAACAACTTCCTTCGGCATATAGATATGATACGGAAGCACATTCGTCATAGCGCCTGCCTTGAGATCAGCATAGCAATCGAATGTCGTTGGGATTGTTGATGCCTCTTTGTTCTTCGTATCTGCCGACAAGCCAGATGTACAAAGCGCATAATCAAACAATACGATTACTGGTGTGCCATTCGTCTTGTATCCGACGCATGCGAAATTCTCGACATAATCGCTGTCTTCGATTGTTGCCTTGGATTCAATCACATCCATAGTTTCATCTACCGACGTTCCTTCCTTTCCGATTGTTGTTGCCTTCAACCATTCTTTTGTAAGCTCGACCATGTTCGTCTCAACCTTTGCCGTCTCGCCAACTTTCTGCACAAGTCCCTTCGCATTAACAAGCACACCATCCACCGAGATATTTGTAATCACTGGAGCAATCGTGAACTTTGTACCGCCAGATGTAGCACCAAGCAAAGTACCTGTCCACACCTTCTTGCTTGTGTCATACTTAAAGTTTTTGTACAGCACACACGCATTTAACAGTATCCGTTTCGGCGTATCCGCTGTTACGCCAGATACACATAATTCTCTCCATGTGTTTTCTGCCATTTATATCACCTTCCATTCTTTTATAGTCAGATTGATCTGAATTCTCTTCAATGTCCCATCTCCGGTCGGTACCGAAAATGCATTTGAATAAAAAACAGTCACACACGAACCATCCTGATTCATGCGTGACTGTGGTAAGAATCTCTCTATTGTTTCTTTGTCCTGCTCAAATAGAATCGGATTCCCACGTGTCCATCCATTCAATATAAATGTTGTCCCCTGACTTCCATCCTCTTCCTTGGTCGGAGAATCATCTTCCATGTACTCTCCAACATAATATCGGTCTGGTATTTCACCAACCCATTCTCCGAATTGGTATGGAATCCCGCTGGACTTCATTAGTTCACCAACATAATTTAATGCTGCTATACTCATTATTTCAACTCTCCAAATATTTCATTTGCACGATTCTGAATTGCACCATTCGTAGCCTTGAAGGCTTTTTCAAGCGGTCTATTCGGTGTCTTACCATGTGTGAAGTGTCCATTTCCCTTCTTATCCTCATAATACCAGCCGCCTTTACGACCATTACCATTCACGGCATATTCGCCAGTACCGAACTCTTCCCAGATGGCATTTTCTTCTGGAGATCCAACTGTTGCTTCTAATTCAGATTCATCGACTACATAAGTGTATGAACCTCTTGTCTCTCCGGTATCCACTCTGGATGCATTGTGTACAGCCGTCTGCACTTCTCCCGCCGCTTCTTCAAGAAATGCAATCGCCTTTTCTCTGATTGCCTTCTTGATCCGTATAGAATTGTTCTCAAACTCTACATCGGACATATTACTGACCTCCTGTGTATTTCAGATAGATTTCCAACTGCTTATGCAGTTCCATCGGATCGTCAATCACCATGATGTCATACACCTTGTCATTGATCACCATCCGACTGTTCTCCGCCTTGATGCGGCTGTCGAGCTTCTTATAGTCTGCAAGGAACACGTGCGTAGATTCCTGAATCTTAGCATTATATGTTGTGTACTTGCTGTCTCCTGTCGATAGATCAAGATACCCTGTTATATCATCCACAGTCTCCCATGTCTTATCGCATGAACCGATGATATTCGTCTCTGTCTTACAGAGCTGAATCTGACCGGTTATATTTCCGCCAATCATCTAATCACCATCCATTTAAAATCTCGCTTTCATATACGGCTTCAGGAATCCAAGAAGTGACTTTGGGTATCCCATAAGCGAATTATCGCCATCCATGTTGAAATACGTCACAGAATGTCGGCTAAGTGTCTCCGACTGAATACCGACCTTGTCCCGGTTCTCGATATCCCATTTCAGCATATTGGCTACACCGAGCTTCACATCCATAGGATATTTGACCTTCGTTACAAGTACACATATTTCATCCGAAAGTGGCTCATCAAAATCCATATGTGCATTGTCCATATCAATGCCTTTGATCACATACAATCCATCGTTATACAACGATTCCGATATTTGTACGGTGTCACCCTCTGCAAACAGATTCGATGCACCCTGTAGCACTCCGCTCTTGACCTCTGCATTAAATCGTCTGTTTCTGTCTTGGAAGTTGTTATTTGTGTACTTCCGTATAAGAAGCTCCAGCGCCTGAAGCTTTGCTTCAAGCACCGGATCCTTCGCAGTAATATCGATATATGATTTCAACTCTTCAACGGTCATAATCATATGATCACCGCCTTACTGCTGCTCTGTGACAGTATATCCGTCGTGTTCCTTAAACCAAGATGCCATGCGCTCGCTCTCGATCACTGCCTGTCCGTTTGCGAACTGGACGCCACCGGCACCAACTCCGCAATAAGCAGGCGCATTGTTAACGACTACAAGCCACTTTACAGCCTTTGTCTCTTCTGCCTTTGTCTCTGTCTTTGCTGGCATATTTATCACCTATCCTCTCTTTGCTTACGCAATCTTGATGTTACGAAGTACACCTGCATGCTGTGTATTCTTCAACACGGTTGCAGCAATCATCTCAACTTCTGCGTCCTTTACTGTTCCCGGCTTGCTGAAATCAGGCAGGTACTTGTTGATAACCGAACCACCATTCAAGCTGATGCCATGGAAACCATCGTTCACATCGAACTTGACTGTATAGATGTCTGTCAGTCCTGTTGTTGCTGTCTCTGCTGATCCGATCTTTCTGCTGATTCCCTTCTTTACAACCGAATTTGCAGTTGCGTTGCTTCCGCTCACAGTGTAGTGATTCTGCATATCAACAAACTTGACCCCATCCATCGTTGTAATGCGTCTACCGAACGCTTCTTCGGACTCTGTCTTATATCCAAGAATACGAGCAACAGTCTGAATCTTTGTGATCATCGCTGTGTTCGTAAGTACTGCATCTGCATCGGTAGACTTGATCAGAAGTGAAAGTGCTTCGTAGAACTCGTCTGCATTTGCCTTGATCTTGTCAATTGTAGACAAATCGATGGACTTGGTTGTTCCATACTCTGTTGTTGTGCCGGCAAGCATGGAATCCAGTCCCTGAAACTCCGGATGATCAGTTGATGCAGTTGTAGTTGCATCACCATTGATCAGAGTGTAGTGGAACAAAGAAACAACCGCCTTGATATGTTCCTCAATCTGATATGCAAGGTTGTCGAAGTTTCCTGCCGCCATATTAAGCACTCTGTCCATCTGTACGGCGCCACCCATGATAGCAAGGCTTGCTTCACACTCATGCTTAGTCGCTACAGAGTTTGTATAAGAACCGCCAAGCTTACGAAACTCTGCTGTAGCCGGAAGCACCTTTCTAAGATACGTGTACTTCATTGTTGAGCCACCGCCGGATGCAGATACACAATCATCAAATGTAAGCATCTGCAGTACGGTAGACTGTCTCAGAAAGATATCCACGATCTGCGAGAACACCTTATCGCTCATACCTTTCTTCATTTCTTCTAATGTCATTGCCATAGTTTTTCACCTTTCCTTTCTTAGCCGTTCGTTGCGGCTTCATACTGCTGTTTCAGCGCTTCTGCTAAGTCCTTAGGCTCTGCAGAACCGCCAGCCGGATCTCCCTTGTCCAGCTTATTCTCAATAATCTGTCGATTTCCACCTTCGGAACTCTCGAAGTGTGCCGGGAACTGCGTCTTGAGGGTTGTGAGCATATCATCCCATCCTTTGATGTTGCCATCATCGTCGATTTTGAGTTCTTCGCCCTTCTCTTTCAGCATCTCCTTGATCTTGAAGGTCATATAATCGGTATCATCCGTCTTGGCTGATAACAAAGCGACTTTCAATGCGGAGCTGACCTTTGTCTCTTCCAGTTCCTGCTGCAAGCGGGCATTCTCCGTCTCATACGTTGAAATCTTCTGCTGCATACCTTCATCGCCCTTGGAGGCCTTCTTCAGTTCTTCGATGAGCTTATTTGCGTTGCCGATCTCCGTGTCTTTGCCGTTGATCAGACCATTCAATCTCTCGGTTTCGGAATCATACTTCTCTTTACTGATGTAATTTCCTTCCGATAGATCCGCAAATCGAACATGCTTGAGCTTGTCCTCTTCCTTCGAATTCTGCTCATCAATCTTCGCCTGCACCTGTTTGTACAGTTCTTCTCCTAACACATCTTTCAGTTCCATAGTTTCCATCCTTTCTTGACTTTAATCGCAGTCACGCATGGCAGTTATCACTCTTGCCGGAGTAAGTATTCGTCACAGTTTAATCGCCTTAAGCCGATTTTGGGCATAAAAAAAGACCACGTTTTAATCATGGTCTAAATTACATAATTATTTTGTTACATAGAAAAAGCACCCTGCTACTGCGGAGTGCTTTCTCTACTTTAATACTCTATCAAGATTTATGGTTGATTCTATCCAAACAGCATCAACCTCATAATCATTAAATACTTTTATCGTATCATCACTATTTTTATAAATCTTCACTACTGATCCGTCAACATCTACAAGTGGATCGCCAGAGCTTAAATTACTAATATTCTGTTCAATTTTATTGCAAGCTTTTTTGAACTCTTCATTACTAGCTTCTTTGCAAATATTATATTCAAACATCTCAATCACCACCCAATCCTAACTCTCTATTCACATTTGCGTTTGTTTTGGTTGCAGTATCATAAATATCTCTGATTGCTTCATCCCTGGTCATTCCCTTCCTTTTCATCTTAGAAGAGATGAGTTCTTCAAATGTCTTATTAGGCCTTTCTTTTTCCAACTGTACCCGTGTTGCTTCATCTGCCATCAAGCTTCTGGCTTCCGTCCGTATTCGATTTCTAGCTTCAAAAGCCTGTCTAGCTTGTTGTTCGATTGGAAGATTATTATCTATAGTACCTTTTATCTTTGAAACTTCTTCAATATACTTCTTACGAACATCTATATTACTTAGCTTTATTGTACCATTTTCCACGCCATTTGCAAGGTATTTCTTATTCAGCCACTCATTCATAGCTACACCTAATTCATTAGGCTTTCCGAGCTGGCTGTTGGCAAATACTTCTGCAAAAAACTCTGCCTTACTCGTCTTTCCATACTCTGATATATTTGCGTCCAAATCAAATGCAGGATTGTTTCTTTTCGCAATTGCAATTATTTCATCATAACAATTATTTTGAACAGTTTTTTGAACATCTGCATACCACTTATATTTTGCCTTGTCCGTTTTTGCGCTTTTATTTACAAATGCAAGCATATCTGAATTTTTCCAACCAAGAGACTCCATATAGTCCTTCTTGATAACATTCTGTAACATATGTCCATATTCATGAGTTACCGTTGCTATGGAAGCTTCTTCGTTTGTATGTGAAAAAGGCATTGAGTATCCACTATCCATATCTTTGATTTCCTTCTTTATCAGGGAATCTCTATTCGTATAACGTTTTTTATTCAGAACCAAATATTGACTTGCTGGTGATAATCTGCTGCTATTCACATTTCCGGCGAAATTACCTTCGTCTACATCAATATCTACAAAATCGGATTTATGTATTACTCCGAATTTGCTTTCCAGACGGATCAGCTGATTTGTATTATCCACAATCAGTCTTTCGTCCATTGAATCTATATTACAGTTTCTAAAGCCAATTCTATTCTTTAATGCAGTTTTAGCTTCTTCTGCATTCTTAACAAGTGTCACTTTCGGTTTATACATCGGATTGTTATCCAGCAGTCGCTTATACTTCTCATACTCCTTATCGGTCATGGAATTAAGCATCTTCTCGAAGTTCTTGCCATATTTCTTCTCCATTGCCGTAACGTGCTGCATATATGCGATATTTTCATCAGACCAGTATACTTTTTTCCACTCCGCATACTCTTCTGGAGATTCGAAAGTGACTGTTTGTTTCGAGAAATTATCCATTTTCACAATACCACAATTAAGCGCCCATCTCGCTCTCTGATCCAGACAGCAACGGCAATTACAATCCTGTGATGGATCACCAAACAATCCCGGAGCTTCTGCCTTGTATCCGGCGACTTCAAACATCTCGTCGACTTCTCGGATTTGACCATCCAGATCTCGGTGCTCTGATCTTGTTCTTCCATCAAGTACCGCATTCCACTGTTTTACAACCTCTGCGCCACGATCTATTGCTCTCTTCTGAGCGTCCAATGCGGCACGATTCTGTATGCGATGCCCTTCTGTCCGGGCAATCCGGATTGAATTGTTGTACGCCTTCTGGAACGGCGTATGCTTCATATTCCGTGCAAGGTTCGATGCAATGTTGCTCCATGTCATGCCCTGCGCAATTCCTCTTGATACTTCCTGTCGCACTGCTTTCTTGATTGCCTTTACATCTTCACCCATTCGGTCATACAGAGATGTAGAAAGCTGAGAGTCAAGTACCACTGCCCTTGTCACAGCTTCTTGGTCTACCGGCATCACAAGCGGTATTCCCTGCCCTTGCATATCATACATAGAGCCGAGATATCCATCCTGATAACTCCGTGTCAGATAATCGGATACAGTTGCATATGAATCTGATTGCAGATTTGTAAGTGCTCCTTCCAACTGCGCCTTGATTGCTTCCTGATATTGCTTCTGATATATGATTGACTGTATATTTTCAGGCTCAAGGTCTGCCCGCATCGATAACTCCTGTATCTTTGCTTCACAATCCCTTAGAGCCTGCCCATACGTGCTTTTTAACTGTGCAATTACCTCTTCCTCACTATTCAGTTGTGCTTGCAGAACTTCCTTCTGTCGCTTGTTCATTCGTCACAACTCCATCCAACAGCTGCTTAGCATCCACAGTGTCCTTCTCTGCGTCCTTCGGCAGCTTGTCTTTGATCTCTTCGTAGTCAATATCTAACTCATCACAAATAGCCTTGATAATCGTCTCATCATCTAGGGTGTCTGCTAATGACATGATCGTGTTGATTACTACCTGATGTGCCTGCGCTTCCGTGAGCTTGATCTGTGCATTCTCCTGCGCATTGCTCATGATCACATGCTCAAACTTGAAATATACGTCTGAATCCTGATAGCCCTTCTGCTCAGTCTTGTTGATCTCTTCAATTACAATCCGTACGAGGTGCCGGAGCAGTTTCTTCAACCGGATCTCCAGCTTGTTGCACTGCAGTTCCAAGAGCGAATATGCCGCCTTGATAGCGATATTCGTTGTTGCTGACGTATCTTTCAATCCGGCCGTATTCAGACCCATGCCGAAACGATAGATATTCTTCTCATCAAGCTCCATCTTCTCCTTACGTGCCTGATACGGCACATCAACTGTCTTGATGTCGACATCGCCATTCTCTCCTGTGCCGATAATCTTCTTTGTCTTGAGATTTGTCTGCAACTCATCCATGTTATCGCCTTCGTATCCCTTAACCACATGCAAAGGTGTGTCGAAATCAATCAAGTTATTGGATAAGCTCGATGCCATCAGATCATAATCATCAATCAGCGGTTTAATCGGTCGCAGAGACGAATGCTGCTTCTTGTTATTATCCAGCCGAAAGAACGGAATAAAACCGAGTGATTCATAATATGTATCATCTTCCTTCCCGCCACTCTTCTTGTACAGGATGTGAGGTCTTGGATTGATCTTCACAGAATCATCCAACATGAGTGCACCATCGTCAACCATCGCATAGTATGTCGTGTCTTTCTCACTCCACACCTGCACACGTGTTATAACCTTGTGTCCTTTATCTATGCGATCCGTATAATAGTAAATTACATAGGCACATCCATCGTCCGTGTCTTTCTTACGCACTTCAATAACGCCCATGGAATCAGCTGTAGCAAATGCATATCTGTCATTCGCATCCTTGTATGCATAAATGTATGAAAATCCTTTGACCTTGCAGTCTGTGATACACTCAGCCAGCTCATCCATAAAGATGTCATTGTTATTGAAATACTTATCCATATGCTTCTGAAGCTCTGGATCATCCGATCGCACAATGCGTTCTCCGTTTCGATTGCCGGATAATATATACTGCACCGCCTGATCTACCAGCTCCGTAAAGAAGAGGTGCGGTATCTTCACATTGCTTCGAGTCTTATCTTCAACCAGATTGCCATCTGCATTGTAATAAAATAAGCGGTACTGCTTGATGTCATTGTCGCCGTCATAATACCGCTCACCAACCTTTGCAAACTGCTTCTTCTCGCTCGTTTTATCGTCGTCTATGAACTTTTTAATCTCGTCTACCGTCAGCACATTCTTTGCCCTTTCTAATTAAATAAGCCATGGACAAGGCTTACGCCATCCTTCAATGCCATATCGAAGTGCCGCCATCGCATCATCCATGATTGGAACCGGCTCGTCAGTATACTCACCTGTTCGTTCGTCCTTTTTCCATTTCCATTGTTGCAGCTCCTTAATTGTATTTACACAATGAGGGGCAACATATATTCTTCTTCGTATAATGTGGTTCTTATCGACCACACCCTTGAGCCAGTCTATCTGAGCCTTGACAGATCCGGCGGAACCGCCCTTATCAACGCCCTTTGCACGATAACCTGCGCCCTTCCATGTCTTGATTCTGTCCGGCTCTGCGGAATCGCACCACATAGGCTTATTCGTCGGTATAGCATGCTGAATCGCCAGCGGAATGATCTCCGCTGTTTCCTTCTCATGCACATATATCTCATCGAGAATGTATATATCATCATCCTTGATACCCAGAAGCAAGATAGCGTTCGCATGATTGAAACCGAAGTCCTGACCGATTGCGATATCATCATAATCATTCAGATTCTGCGATACATCCGCGACTTCCCAGTTATGAAGTATCAGACCGCCTATCTCGCCCCATTCTCCAAGTCCGTATATCTGATAGCCTTCGGGATCAACTTCTTTTCTACGTTCCATACGGCGGTGATACGCTTCGTCTATGAAGCGGTTCCCAAGATATGTACTATGGTGTGTCAGCACGTCCGGATCATATCTATCAAAATAGACCTTCTTTATCCAATGATTCTTATTCACCGGGTTGAAGGTCATTCTAAGCTGGTAGAACTGCCCGGGCGGCAATTCTCCACGCAATCTATCATCTATAATTTCCACATCTGCCTGCGTCAGCTCTGTTGCTTCTTCGCACCACACATCTGTGAGCTTTCCCTTCTGGAATGTGATTGACTTAAGCTTCTCTCGTTGCTTATCATCATTCATTCCACGGAATATAATGCGGTTGCCATTCGCCCGACATTCAAGCGACAATGGCGATGTGGTCATCTTCCAATATCGCTCCGCCTTATCTCCAAACATCCGATACACAGCACCTGTAAGCTCTGCATAGGTGCTGTCTCTGTTCGTGATATCTGACTTACGGACACATACAAGGTTCCTGCCCTTGTCCTTCATCAGCCGCAGGATATAGTTCTGCGCTGTGTCAACGCTCTTTCCTGAACCGGCAGAGCCTTTCATCACAATATATCGCTTCGTGCTTCGGTCTATCTCCCGGAAACATGGATTTGCTTTCACGTTCAGATTCAATCGGCATCACCGCCGATATCTTCCTCATCTCCATAATCGATAGTCACATTCAATTCCATATCAACCTTCTCTTCAACCTTCTCGGTGTACAATCCATATCGCTTGCCAAGAAGCTCCGCCGCTTTCAGCTTATCCTTCTCCGATGGCTCTTTCTCCATCTTCCGAGCTTTTGTGCTTCCATCACCCAAGCCTTCAATCACAATCTCTGTCGATTTGCTCTGTCCACGAAGCACGGATGTGAGATACTTAAGCACCTCATCCTGATCGGCAATTAAGGCTTTTTCTTTCTCGGCTAGTCTATTGTCTATGTACTCCCTCATAGCTCTATTAAATTTTGAACTTGGTTTTTCTTGGCTTTTTTCATTCAGCCAATCACTTGCCTTATATGCCGTTTTCTTCGAATACCCTGCTCTGATAGCTGCTTGTGTGGCATTCAGATCAATCAGGTATTCATCACAGAATCTCTGCTGTTTGGCTGTAAGCTTAGCCATCACAATCACCATCCTTTACAATATCCATCCAAACAAAAAGCCTACCGCACCGGAGGATATGATCAGCTAAAGAGTACGGCAGGCATAAAGCAAAAGGCACCATGCAAAATGCACGATGCCTTTAACTTCCATTTATGATACATTAAATATAACACAGATTTCTCGTCTCATGTTATACAAATAAGTCAAAAAACTTACAACTTTTTCACAATCTTTATACTGATTTTATGTGTACATATTCAAACTATACCCTCTTTTGATGCATGACACCACATCATCAAGCAGATTTTCGTCAACAATACCCTCCAGCATATCCGCTACATCCTCTGCTACATAATCCACATCGTAGCTGTTAATGCTCCGATCTATGATGTCCGTCACAACCGCCATATCATACGGTACATCCATGCCGGCATTTTTGTATGTTTCAGCATAACTTTCCAATCTGCTCTTTAATCTTTCCGGATCAATCAACTTTCCCATAGATTTTACCACCACCCTTTATAATCTCGATCACATCATCTAAGTTAACTACAAGTTCTCCGCCCATGCCGTCATTCCCGAACCGTTCGTATGATGCTTTCTTTAAACGCTCCACGGCATCATCTGTGTCATATGCGGTCGATTGCTTGTCAATCAAATTAAACAAATCGCTTACATCGTCGCTTGTGCATATGTGGTCGCTATACATAAGTCTGCCATTTTCGTTAAAATAAGCATCAAAGTGTTTTACTAATACATTTTTTAATTCGTCCGCATCAATCAATCTCATTCTTCGCCCTCCTGTTCTTTTATCAGACAATAATTGTAAGCCATACAGCCATCACAAGTCTGTCTTTGACATCCTTCCTCTAAATAATCCGCTCCATCTTCCATATATTCAGCTTCGCTCATCTTCATCACTCCAATCTAATTTCTGTCCGCACTGATGGCAGTAAACTAAATCACTTCTGATTATTCTTCTTTCGCATACTGGGCATAACCATAATGCTGTACAACCTAAATTTGCAATATATAGCGGTTTCTTAGGAATCTGCTTTTCAAGTGCCTGTATAGCAACATCAACAGCATCGCGCAATACCTTAGAATGTATTTCACCGCCTATTTTTAAATCAAACTGTATTGCTTCTATCGCTTCACTCTCTGTCATATTATTCCTCGCTTTCTAATAGTTCCGGTATATCTATATCGAATGATACTTTAGCCATATCTAAAACCATCCCTCTTTCTTCTGCGCAGTTCTGCTTTCAACTGGGATGTGCTGTACTGCATCAATGGATTTTCTCTAACTTCGTCTTCTTCCTGCTGACGTCTCCGCACTTCTTCTTCCAAAAGTTCCTCATAGTTACTAATCATACTGCCCCTCGCTTTCTAATAACTTTTTATTGTCAAAAATGTTGCCGATAACTTCAATTTCAAAACTCTTGAAGCTCCACAAATCCCACTTTACACCGGTAAAAAATACATCTGATTTGACGCAAACCCAAGAGAACTGATAATGGTTATTCTGCCAAATTGCTTTATAAAAATTACCATTTTCATCTCTAACAACATCATTCTCCCAAATCAGCTTGCCGTTCTTGTCTTTCAAGCCTGTGCATTGGCAGATGGTGCTTCTATCCACTTCATATCCGACGATTTTGCATTCATGTTCTATGTACGGACTAAATTTTATTTCTTGCCCTATAATGCAATGACTTTCTCCGTCAAATAACGCACCTTGCACCCATTCTCTGTTATCAAGTCTTTTTGCCTTGTACAAATATCTATTTTCCATTCTGTTCACCTCTCAATTCTTCGAAATAGAATTCTACATCGTCAGGCACATACTTAACGATTCCAAACCGCTCCGCCACTTGATAAGGTATGCTGTCACGCATAAGCCTTTTATGTATTTCTGAAAGATACTTTCGAAATTCCTCGACATCTAAAGTGGCTTTATAGTGGTTGCAGCTCCTACAAGCTGGCATGTAATTTGATATATCATCTTCCCCTCCAATTCTAAGCGGCTTTGCGTGGTCTACCTGCATATCCTTATATTCGATCTCGCAACCGCAATAACCGCATCTATGGTTACATTTTTCATATACTAAAAGCCGTATCTTCTTTGGAATCGATTTTCTCTTGTTCATCACTATGCATCATCTCCTCCTTTTCGCCCGCTTTACAGCATCTCGTTTCATATCCAGATAATCGCTCAAAGCATCTTTTTGTTTTCTAATACACTCATTTTTCTTCCGTTGCTCCGTGGCGAATGCTTTATAGCCTTCACACTCGCCATGGCAACCTACCTTTCTGTCCGTACATCCTTTACATGGATATTCACTCACAGCTTCAACCCCTTCCGAAAACGATACTTCCCGCTGTTCTCTGGAAGAGCTTCTAATGTATCAAGCACGCCCTGAACGTGAGCAAGTGCCCTTCCGTGCATGGTTGACGCCCATGAATATGATTTCTTGTTGTCCGCTGCCACATCGTCAAGGTCCTTGCCTTGAATGTAGAGCTTGTGCAGCACATTATACTCCTTGACAGGAATCTGCTGTATCACTTCGCTGATCTCGCTCTTAACATCTCTAAGCCTTGCCACATACTTATCAATATCTCTTGCAGCATCGATTGCCATAACAACCGAATCTTCCATCTTCTGGTTGGATCCTGACGACTTCACACGCTCTCCATCCGGCTGACCGGACAATGAGCTTGCAAGTGTAAGCCACTGCTCCCGCTCAATCATCTTGTTTGTGATCACAGCATCAATCTTCTGTACCTGCTGCAGATAGTTCTTTACGTTCATTTTTCTCAACAAAATCACGCTCCCTTTTCATCATCCTTTACGATAACAAATGCAACATCCTTATGTTCCATATACTTCTTAATCTTCGAAATCTGGAACGTAGCAAGCTCAATGATCTCCAGCTTGCCCGAATAATTTCTCTTAATCATGCAGACGTTCTCATCGTCCATCAGATTCGGAATAATCGTCTGCCCTGTTATTTCTTCTATGTACATGCTCATATCCTCCATTTTTGCGCAAAAAAATACCAACCATCGAATAATGATGGTTGGTATCAAATACATACACTTTTATGCTCTGTACTTAGGATATTTATCTTTATATTTTTGTCCATTTTCACAATACGGACAGTAGAAATAATCTTTTTTGCATCCTTGTGAGGCTTTGTCATAAACTTGATCTGCGGAAAGACATCCCATTTTATCTAGTCTATCATATTCTTCATCAAATTTATCCATGTCCTCTGCACTTATAGTGTCTACTACACCCTTATTTTTGCATGTTAAACAAAACTGTTTTGTGTTATCAATTAAACCCATAATACATATCCTCCTTCGTATTGGTAAGGATATTATACCACTCCAACCATCATTATTCAATTTTCAAAGTTCAAATTTCGACGCTACATCATCTGATCTAATGGCAACTCCATCTGAATTGCCGGATAATCTTCCCACGGAACTCCTATGTAATCGAGAACTCTTCCCCAGCCATATTTCTCTCCAGTCTCTGGATCTGTACAACACCGGTACATGTAATACTCCCATTCTTTCTGGTTACGCTCTCGCAATTTATCAAATCTATGTGGTCTTTTCTCCATGTGAATGCCAAAGCCACACATACTACATCCGGTTCGCTGTGCTCCTGTAGTCCGAAGATTTCCGCACTGATCCTGTACTACATCGCCGTAAATATCCGGTATAATGCTATCCACCGGCTCATATGGTATTACATTTCCATTCTTGTCTTTGCTGTAAGGTTGCTCATAGTACAACTTCTCAAACACATCCATGTTTTTGTGATACCAATCATCCATTTCCAATGCCAGCTTTAATATGTCATTTCGCATATACGGAGCAAACGGAGCCGATCGCATTGTGGTTTTTCCATAGTAGTTGCATCCGTGATCGGTAAGCGCTTCTTCTCTCTGCCCGCCTTCCGATGCCATCATTCCAAGATACGGATAGCTCTGATGTTCCCTCGCCCAGTCGTCACATGGTTTTTCTTTGAGCCAGTAGCAACAATCATTTGATACCTTGAAATCCGGTTTCTGATAGTTCACTCCTTCATTTTCGTTTTCATACCCCCCGAACAATTTCAACCACTTCTGCGGCAGTTTCATCCGGCTATTCTTCTGAAAATGACCGAGTTCTCCACATTCACCTGTAATAATCGCATGTCTGACAGTTTTATTCTTTTCCGTCGGATTCTGTAACAATGCAATCTTACCTGCTATACGCTTACTGATTACCGGAAATCCAACCTCATTCAATACCTGTGTCTTTGTCTTATATGAATGCAGAATTGTCACACCAAGCGCTTTGTGCACTTTCTGAATACTTGCATCTTCCAGACTTGATACTGATATTGCCGGTACGTCAATTCCGATAGATTTCAAGAACACATGCAATGTAATGCTATCAAGTCCACCAACACTGACATGCGCTACTTTCCCACGTTTATCCATCTCTTGAAGAAATTCTATTGCCCGGAGTTCTGACCGCTTCTTTTTTACCTCATATGGCTGATACTGCATGGCAATCATCCGGCTTTTTGCTTCACGCTTCTGATCTTTCCACTTCTGGAATTCCACGTCCGGCTTGTCTATCTCAATATCTTCCAAGAAGTCAAATTGTTCCTGTTCCATATCTACCTCCTACGCAAACATCAACTGTCCATTTGCTCCCTCTGCTACTCTCATATTTGCTGTTCTTCTTGCAATACACATTTCCGGAAGATTTGCCCTCACAAGTGCAGCCGGTATCGGTGGGCATACCGCATTGCCACACCTTCTTACCTGTTCCGTTCTTGGATATATCTTGCCAGTATAATCATGATCAATAATGTAATCATCTGGAAATCCCTGGCATCCATATAACTCTCGTGGCTCCAACATTCGAAGTCCGATATCCACAATCTGGTAATCAACACCCTCAATCGTTACAAGACCAAACCTATCCTTTGTGGTAACCGTGTCTAATGGTTGTTCAATGTCCTGTCCAGTAGCATCACCATAGTATTTGATCAGAAATGCCCGGACTTCTCCAAAATGCCCCGCAGACGTTGTAACTGTATGTAACGGATCTCTTTCATCTTGTCCCACGCATGTCTTATAGAACTTGCTTAGAAACGATGTAACCAATCCGTATCGGTTGGAACCATCAACTGTCATGATCGGATCTCCTATTGTCTGTCCTCGCACTTCTCCATGTGCTGTCTCAGAATGGTACTGAATCAACGTAGGGCTAATAAGACAATGTTCGTTTTTACTCACGATTGTTGTTAGTGGTTCCCTCACGTCCTTACTACGATCCGCAGTAAATCCAGTCTGCCCTATCTGTACAATATACGGTTCCACAACTCCATATCCATGCTTTCCTGTTATAGTTGGCATCGGCTCCCGGATATCGTTTGGTCTACGATCTCCGCTGTGGTTGCACTGAATGATAAACGGCTCTGGATTATCCAAAACGAATTTTTTCAGTCCTCTTGCAATCCGTTCCATCGTCTTCGGAGCCAGCGGTCGTACCGCCCGGATACCATATTTTTCCTTAATCTCTTCAGAAGTGTCAAAAATGCTCGGACAAGGCAGGCTAAAATCAAGTTGCGTGTATGCTCCAACATAAGGTTTAAGCAACCCTGCCTTGACTTCCTCACTGTCCGCCGGTGCATGTGTAGGCTCTGGCCAGACGATTGATTTCCCATCGCAACGTGCAATCATAAAGAATCTTTTTCGCATTGTTGGAGCTCCATAGTCCGCTGCCACAAGTTCTTTGAATTGTACTTCATACCCTAACTCTTCAAGCTGTTTTACAAACCGTTCAAAGGTCTTGCCCTGTTTGTTCTTAATTGGGTGATGGCGTCGGTTTAATGGTCCCCATGTTCTGAACTCTTCTACATTTTCAAGCATGATTACTCTTGGTCTTACAAGACCCGCCCACCGGCAGGCTACCCACGCAAGACCTCTGATATTCTTATCCTTTGGTTTTCCACCTTTTGCCTTACTGAAATGCTTACAGTCCGGCGAAAACCAGGCAAGTCCTACCGGATTTCCTTTGCATGCTGCAATCGGATCTACCTGCCACACATCTTCACAATAATGCTTTGTTCTTGGATGGTTGGTTTTGTGCATCTGTATAGCTTTCGGATCATGATTGATGGCTATATCAACGCTGTATCCTGTTGCCATTTCGATGCCTGTCGAAGCTCCGCCACCGCCAGCAAAATTGTCTACAATAAGCTCTCCATGTATCACTCCATCACCCCCGGCATAAAATCAAACAGTGTCAGCTCATCCATCTCATTTTCTGCTGCCTGTAAATATCCCACACCATCTCGGAAATAATCCGGATTCAACTCACAGCCTTTACCGAAGCGGTGCATCTTAACCGCCGTCATTGGTACCGTCATAAGTCCGCCGAACGGATCATATACGACATCTCCCGGATTGCTGTATCTATTGATGATTCTCTCCACAATATCAAGCTGCAACGGACATACATGCATCTGAGCACGTCTGCGGCTCTGTGTCGTGTTAAGCGTCCGCATCCGGTTGATATCATCCCACACCTCAATCTGGTTCCATGATCCCGGAGCAACCACCATGAATGTTGCCGGCAGTCTGCCGTCCTTATCAAGCTCTTTTGCAAGCTTCACATGCTCTTCATAGTTGTACACGCTCTCTCTGCTGTATTTCCTGTATGCTTTCTGCAGATTATCCACCGATATCTCTTTCAGCTCATCCTTACTGATCAGACGATTGCCCGACGATCTCCAATATCCATGTGCGTCTATCTGCCATTGTGCCCTTGTGTATTCTTCCTTGCTCTTTGATACTGGATCATCTGCATATGCTTTGCTATGATCCGTTGGGAGCTTTCGGAACAATAGGATATATTCCGGGCATCCTACACCCATCTTGGTGCCATCCTTGCACTGTTCAGACCAGCCAAGGCGGTATGTCTGATTATTCTCCCGTACAACATCCGTCACAACGGTGATCATGCCGAAATACATAAAACCATGCTTCATGTAATGCTCGATACAATCCGCATGAAACGGCTCGATCGTCGGCATACCGGTACCTGTCGCATTTCCAAAAAGCACTCTGTCCTTTACATGTACTGCTGCCACTCTGCCAGGCTTCAATACCCTCAGGAGCTCCGGTGTCAGATAGTCCATCTGTTCAAAGAACCGCTCTGTATCCTGATTATGTCCGAAGTCGTTATAATTTGCACTGTACTCGTAGTGATTGCCGAATGGTATCGACGTATGTATCAGATCAACGCTGTTACTTGCCATGACACGTGTCTCTTCCACGCAGTCGCCGTATACCGCTTCATAGTGATTACCTCGCACGGTTCGTTCTTCTCTTGTTCCTTCCACTCCCATCTTCCTTTCCAATCGTTCAGCTTTGTTCGCTGAATTAAGTCCATACTTCTTCACGATCTCAACCATCCGCTTGACCATGTAATTATGATTCTTCCATTTCTCCAGCAATGCTTCCTTGATCTGCCGCTCGTTCTCCATGTAGATAATGTCAATCACAACCGGCTGACTCTGCAAGAATCGGTAACATCTGTGGATTGCTTGAATAAAATCATTGAATTCATAATCAATACCAAGGAATATTTCCCGGTGGCAATACCGCTGGAAATTACACCCCGAGCCGGACAGCGATTTCTTTGTTGCAAACAACCGTGTCTTTCCATTTGAGAAATCAATTACACGCTGTTCTCTCGTCTCATAATCCATGGATCCATAGATATCAACCGTCTCTGGCAACGCCTTCTTGATTGCATGGCGTTCACTCTCCAGGTCGTGCCACAACAAGAAATGATCATCCGGCGAAGCATCTACAATCTCCTTCATCTTCTGTACCCGGATGTCTATGCTGTCCCGCTTAACTGCTGCCGCTTCTTTCAATCCTTCTGCCGCTTCCTGAAAGAGCTGCATCTGTCCGTCCCTGTCCGCTGTATCTCCGTAATGAATCGGTATCTCATGCCATCTGACATCAAGCGGTGGCAGATCGTATCCGACATCTGAGTAGTCAGGATTGAGATCAGACGGCTTTGTAACGAACAGCGCCCAACTTGACACCCACAACCAGAATTCATCTTCCATATTCGGATACAGCGTCAGGTTGTTTGCCTTTGTACTATCCCGCTGGAAGAATCTTGTCAGTGCCTGTCCGGTGTCCATGACTTCCAGATATCCGGCATAGTGTATAAGCTCCTTGTACTTATTCGGCGATGGTGTAGCCGTTGCTACGAGCTTATATTGAACGTTCTTGAATTTATCCAAGAATGTCTGATATGTCTTACTTCCAAAGCTCCGGAGTACACTTGCTTCATCCAGTGACGTTGCAGCAAAGTACGATGGATCTATATCACCATCTCTCACTCGCTCATAGTTCGTCAGCACAATCTGACTGTCACACGCCTTGACCTCGTCCATCGTCCGGCAATACTCCGGCTTCTCATATCCAAGCAGTTCCACCGCATCTCTGGTGAACTCCTGCTTCACTCCAAGTGGCAGAACAATCAAAGCTCTGCCGCCGGTATGTTCTGCTGCCAAATGGCAGAACTCTATCTCCTGTACCGTCTTTCCAAGACCGAATGCTTCAAACAATGCCCGTCGTCCGCCCTTAAGTGCCCATGCAACGGCATCTGACTGATGTGGTTTCAATGCCGGATTGATCTTTGAACGATCAACCGCAAATCCGCTGTCTGTTGCAAGGTCGATTTTGCTTTCTAAAAATTCTCTATATGTCATGTCACACCTCACTTGCAACCAGTTCTCTATTGCACAGCTTCTTGATCTGTCTCACTCGTTCAAACGATATACCGCACATTTTCGCTGTATCGGTCATGCCATATCCCTGCAGCATGCACCGCATCGGCTTCTGTGTTCTCGGAGACAACTGATCTACCATATGTTCAAAATCCATCATCGTAATAAGTTCTCCGATACAATCGTGTCTGTCTTCCAGAAACGAATCCCCATAACTGTCACCATCATCATTTACAATCTTGTCGAGTGATACATACTGTGGTTTCTCGACATCTTTCCAGTGAAATGGTGTACGTACTGTCACATCTCCAAATTGAATGTATCTTTCCACATATCTGTTGATATATATACCGATATAATTTCGATTTAAGTGTTCCAGATCCTTGCTTCTGTCAATGGCTTCCACCAGTGCAAGTACACCTTCCTGTATGATGTCATCGTAATTTGGGAATCCATGATATTTATTCAAATGAAAATACACGAGTTTGATATTCTCCATGATCTTCTGATTTCGCAGCTCAATTCTTTCTGCCTTTGTCAACTCCATTCACCTCCTGCTGAAAGAGAGCTTCCATCTCATCAAGCGCAGATCCTCGCTCCTGCGTCGGTTGTACGCTCTTAGGCATATTGCTCTGATATCCTCGTCTCTGTTTCTGCCTGCGCTCATTCACTGCATTTACTACCCATCGAATAATTGCGAGATAATGAGACTTTGTTTTGTAACCTTTCTCTTCAATGTACATATCAAGAAATTCGATTGCATCGTTACGAATATCAGCTCCGTACTTATCTGCGAGCTTGGTGAATTCATCATCCAACAGCATCACATTTCCGAATGGTCCATATGAATGCTTTGCGGGTGCGCCCTCTCTTTCATTTACTTTCATTTCATTTACTTTTATTTTATTTGTGGGGTTTTTACGGGTTTTACTCTCATTTTTAACGGATTTATTATGGTTTTTACTGTATTTATCCGAATTTTGGGTGACTTTAATAAAAGAAGCGGTCTCCTCTTC